GCGACTCGCGGCTCTCGGCACCTTCGCCGGATGCGTTTGGGGTCGACGATTCCCTCGATACGTCGAACGAAGCTGGGGCAGCTCCGCCTGGGGCCTCTCCGCCAGCCGGCGCTGGCGTCGAACCCGATTCGTTTGCGACGATGGACGATTCGTCGGCCATTTAGTTTTTACGTCCCATGGGTTAGGGGTTGTGCCGCATTTCTGCCCAACACGCAACACCAAGAACACTTCGCGCCTAAGCCAACAAACCAACCCCGCTAGGGAGCAGCGCGCCATAGCGGCCAAACAGACCGGCGCATTCCGCCAGCCGCCAGATGAACAAGAGGATCAGAATCGCGATCACGCCGCCGATCACAATCTGGATGATGTTCCAGTAGGGCGCGCCGGTAATGCCGCTCAGCCAGGTCGGGAAGGCGGCGCGGATCAGCGCCAGGACGACCAAGACGACAATGATGAAAATCGCGACCTTGAAGATCGTGTCGATGCCAAAACCACACATTTGATCCTCCTTAATGCGTCGGCCCTGTCAGCCTCCCCATGCCGGGAGTTGGCGTCGCTGGCCCCGACGCTTGCGGGGGCGTCGGCGGCGGGAAGCTGCCGCCGGGTCGCGGGTTCTGCGGCGCGTTCTGGTCGCCGGCCGGCCCCTGCATCTGCGGCGACTTCGCGCCCGCGCCAGGGCTCGGGCTCGCTTGCTGACCTGGCGGCGTCGGTCCGCCTGGCCCGCCGCGCGACATGGTGTTCATGGCCACGATCGACGGCAGCGGCGACTTGAAGGCTTGGGTCAGGTCGAGCTTATCGTCGAGCCGATGCAGGAGATCGCGCGCCAGGAACTCGGGATCGATGCCCGGTATCTGCATGACCAGGGGATAGATCTTCTGCGCGTTGGCGATTTGCTGCGCTTGATTCGGGTTGCCGGAGCTGCCGGCCTCGATCTCCAGCCAAACCTCTTCGGCGATCTGCTGCCGGGTGAGGTCCGGCCACACTGCGCCCGGCCCGACGATGCGCTTGACGGTGGCTTCAGCCACATTCGAGAACAGGAGCTGGCCGCCGTACTTGGCGAGATGGGTCAGGAGATCGTCGAGGTCGTCGACATTCGAATCCATCGTCGTAGTGCGCGACGCTTCGGCGATCTGCGATTGCGTCGCCGAATCCGAGTTGGTCGGCCCCATGTTGGCTTCCTGGAAGCCAACCACGCGCAGCGTGTCGTCGAAATAGGGCGCGACGTCGTAAAGCGCCGGGTTGATCTCCGGCCCGGTGAAAGCTTGCAGGAGATCGGCGACTTTCTGGCCGGGTTGCAGGCCGTTCAATTCGAGAATGGCGTTCGATGGATGCGATTCGAGCTTCTCGATGTCCTCTTGATCGAGCGCCCCGGCGCTGACCACCGTCTTCGGACGCGCGGCTCGACGATGCTCGCGCAAGCCCTGCCGCGCAGTGTTGTAGTCGAGCTGCATATCCTTCATCAACCGCACGTCGGAGGGCGGAAAAATATCGTCCTCGTGGTCGGTTTCGTTGAAGGTCAGAGTGAACCAAGGCCAAAAGCGCTCCAGCGGCGTGTCGGGCGCGCCAGGCTCGCGCATGAAGTCGGGGTACCCGTCGCAGACGATGTACACCAGCCCGTCTTTACGATTGTAAATCTCCCAAATGCAGCAGCATTGCTTGTCGTCGCCGGTCCCTTTTTCGCGATCGTTCGGCCCGAGCTGCAGCAGGCCCGCCCGCGCGCCGGCGTTCATGCCGCCGTCCGGCCGGCTGTAGGAAATGTAATTCTTGCCGACGTCGCGGCCGTAAATCTCCTTCACTTCGTTGGGGCTGAGAATGTACTCTTCCGCCACCCAATCGGAACCAAGGAACCCGCGCAAATGAATGCACTTGGTGTCGGGGATGATCGAGAACGAGCTGGGATAATCGTACGTCAATCCCTCGTGAGCGATGAACTCAACCTCGCCCTGCAGATCCTGTATCATCAAGCGCAATTGTTCGGCTTCAGCGCTATCCGGGTCGCTTTCGTCGTCGGCGATATCCGCTGCGAGACGTTCGAGAGTCCCGAGGCGCTCATTGATGTCGGATAACTTGGCGATCACGTCGGGGCGCTTCTGCATCACCCGCTCGAAGCCGAGCTTGACATAGGCGACGCCGACCGTGAGCGCGCGCCGCACCGTCATCTTCATCAATTGCTTGAACGGATGGAGCTGCTGGCTGACCTGGTAGGCATAGAGCAACTCCAGGGTCTTGGCGATCTTGTCGAGCAGCTCCGTCTGTTGCTTGACCTGGCTCGCGTCCGCAATGATCGCCATGCCCTGCTGCATCATCGGCTGGATGGCGGGGTTGGCTCCTGGCGGACCAACACCCAACCCCGGAGGCATGCCTGGGGGCGCGCCAAGGGGCGTTCCAGGCCCCGGCATGCCTGGCGGGCCGGGAGGCGCGCCAGGAGGCGCGCCAGGCCCTGGCGGCGCGCCTGGCAGGCCCGGAGGCCCTCCTGGCGGCATGGGGCCAGCGCCTGGCCCCACGCTCATGCCCTGCAGCGCCCCCGACTGCATCGCCATTTCGCCGGCCTGCTGAATCGCCTGCAGGCTCTGCTCGGTGCCGTCCCAGACAGTGTTGAGGATCATTTCGCGGCGCTTGGCGACCGCCTTCGGGTTGCGCGCGTACAGGAACGACACCCGCTGGGTGACCTCGCGCAACGTGATGTTGGCGACATACCTTTTTTCTTTGGGGTTCTTCGACCATTGCTTGCCGAGACAAAAGTCCTGGTCCTCCTTCATCCGCTCGAAAGCCGGCTTCCAATGTTTTTTGGCGTGTTTGACTTCCGTGCCCCAGGCTTTGACCAGCGCCTTACGCGCCGGCGGCGGATCCGGCCGCTCGCGATCGATCATCTTCGCTTCGGCTTCGCCCTGTTGCAGGATCTGTTGGCCCGAGACGCCCTGCGGCATGCCGAACAGGGCCTCGACCGCCGCTTGGTTCGGATCTTGGGGGCCAGGCATCAGACTTTCGCCTTCTTGAGCGCAGCTTGTTGCTCCTCACGAAGCCGCTCCACCGGAAAGTCACATCCAACACATACTCTCGCCTTGGCCCAGCGACTCTTGAACCCGACAGCCAACTCGCCGTCCCGCAAATAACATGGCGTCATCGACGACTTGGCGCGTTTGCAATTCGTCATCACCAGCCATCCATCGCCATGCGCGCTTCGCGTTCGGCGCGCTTCGTGTTTTCCTTCACCCAGGCCAGGGTGAACTCTTGCGCGGCCTCTTGCCGCGCTCGCGGCTTGCCGCGGGCCGGAATCTGCTTCATCAGCCCGAGCCCGATCAGCGACAGCGTATCAACAAAATCGTCAAAACCGGAATGCGGGAATTTGAGGATCTGGTCGCGCGCGTCGCCAAACCACCGGGCGAAACGTGGAAAGTACACTCGACCCATGCTCATGCGAGCGGCGATCGACTGCGCGCGGGCCTGCTTGTCGGCGATCGGCGTGATCTCGTCGATCGAGCACCAGACTTTCCGCTCAAGCTGACGCTTGCGTAAGAAAGGCCCGATCGACTTCGAGATCACGCCCTTTTCGCCCCACCACAGCATCGGCCGATATTTCTGCATCAGATTGATCACCGCCTCGATCGAGACATCGCTCGACAGGCGCGCCCAAATGAGATCCGGCATGATCCAGAGGTTGTCGTTTTCGTCGACCCCGACCACCATGTGGCAGCTCTTGTCGTTCTCCTGGCCAGTCGACACCGCAAGATCCGACGCCCCGTAATAGCGCAGGCTGTCGGGGTGCGGCAGGTCGGACATTTTGTTGTAAGTGCGAATGTGGTCGTTCTTGAAGAACGAGCCTTCCGCCGGCGTCGGCCGGCCCTGGTAAAGGGCGCTGAAGCCGCGCGCGTCGGCGCGGCGCTGATCGAACAGAAACCGCGCGCCGAAACGGCTGGGCCATAACGGTTGGTCGATCGGTCGGCCGAGCGGGTCGTCCTCTTCGGCCAGCGCCGGCAGATTGATGATCGACCAGGTCGCCGCCTCTTCCTCGTTGTAATAGGGGTTGGTCGGGTCGGTGTGACGACCGATGATGTCGTCCTCGTTCCAGCGCGTGGCGATGATCACCAGGGCGGCGTCCTGGGTCATCATGCGATAGCGCAGGACATTGTTGTACCAGTTCCAAAGCGCCTCGCGCACGATCGGCGAGTCGGCCTCTTTGCGGTTCTTTACCGGATCGTCGAGGATGTTGATGTCGCCGCCGCGGCCGGTCAGCGTGCCGCCGACGCCGACAAAGAACAAGTCTCCGCCGTCGACGATGCGCAAGCGATCGTTGGCCGCGCCGCCGTAGCGCAACTCAAGCTTTGGGAAAACGTGCTGGTAAAGCGGCGACTGCATCGTCGTCTTGACGACGCCGCCGATGTCCTGGGCGAATTTATCGTTGTAGGTCGAGAACACGATCGACTTGCGCGGATTGCGGCCGACCGCCCAAGCAGGAAACAGCATCGAGGCGAGCTTGGTTTTGCCATGCCGCGGCGGGCACGAGATCATCAAGCGCTTGATCCGGCCGGCCTCGACCTCCTCCAGCGCCGCGCCGATCACCCGGTGATGTCTGGCGACCTCGTAGGACGAGAAGTTAGGGTCGACCCGGTGGTCCGGGTCGGGGCTCATGTAGCGCGCGAACGCGATCAAACCAGCGCGCGATTTGAGAATCTCCCGTTTCCGTTCAAGGAGCAGGAGCCGGCGATCGGCACTATTGATCGTCATCGTTCACGTGTTAGGCTTCCGTCGCACGGCGGAGCCTTTCATGGCTAGGCTGGGCGCGGCAAGGCGGGGCATGGCAGGGCCTGGCAAGGCTCGGCAAGGCTAGGCTAGGCTAGGCATGGAGGGCGGCTTCGGCCGCCCTGTTTCCTTTTCATTGATCGTCGTCGCTGGATTCGTAGTCGTAAGTCCGCGGGATGCTGTCCGACGAACCGCCGCTGGCCTTTTTGCCGGGCCGGTATTTCGCCACCATGGCGTCGCCGTCGTCGCTGACGCCGCCGCGCGAAAACGAGCTGTTGGAGAAATCGCCGGCGTCATCGCGGTTCATGCCGACGTGGCCGCCGCTCGAATCCGCGCCGACGCCGTGCCCGTGCGGGTCGCAATGGTCGTCGCCGGCGGTCGACGCGCCGGGACTTCTGGGATCGATCTTCTTCATGGCTCACTTGTCCTTGTCGTCGCCGCGGTGATGACCGGGCTGATGCAGCGGCTCGTCGTTGTCGGGGCGCTTGCGCGAGCCGGGATGTTGCTCGCCCTCTTCAGGGTCGCGCGCATCCTGGCGGCGACTAATCGCCTCCTGCGCGGCAGCCTGACCACGCGCATAGCGCTCCTCGTCCTCCTGCTCGACGCGGCGCGCCTCTTCCTCGTTGACCGGCTGACCCTGGACGTAATCGTTGTCGCCAGGCTGCGGCAGCGGTCGCTTGAACTTCTGCGGCGGGTGCGGCTCGGTCACCAGCCCGGTGCGCTGCTCGGGCGTCAGCGACACCGGCACGTCGTCGGCTTCGCCTTCGCGATAGCGCTGATCGCGCGGCTCGTCGGGATAGGGGCCTGGGCCTGGCGCAGGTTGCCGCGGCGGCGAGGATTGCGCCGCCGGCAGCGGCGGCACCAGCGGCTGACCCGGCTCGCTCGGCCCGCGCGCGGCGGGCCGCGAGCCTTGCGGCTGATTCGGCGGTTGCTGCGGCGGCTGCGCCGGGTGCTTCGGCGGCGGAGCCGGAGGCTGTGGATGCTGGGCCATGGGTTTCTCCTTGGGGTTGGCCGCCTCGACGTCGAGGCGGCCCTACACGCTACACTAAACGCGCTAGCGTCGACGATGGGGCGTCGGCGCAGGCTGACCCTGATCCGGCGCAACGTCGTAGGACGTATATTGCCACTCGCCACCAGGCGACTTGACCGCGACCACCAGGTCGTCCTCGTAGCCTTCCGGCAATTGCGGCGGACTAACCTGGTCCGGCGGAATCGTCTCGCCTGGCGGCAAACCCTGGTCCGGCACACCGGGAATGTGGATCGGATGCGTCGGCACGCCGCCCTGCCCGCCGGGCAGACCCTGATCGGGATACACAGGGGGCCGACCGCCCGGCGCAATCGGGTGCGTCGGACGACCAGGCGACGGCCAAATGCCAGGCGGCTGACCAGGCAAACCCTGATCAGGATAGCCCGGCGAAACCGGCGGCAGGCCCTGGTCAGGGTGCCCGCCGCTCAGCGGGGTGATCAATGCGAGAAAAGGCTGCGTCATATTTTCCTCCTCGGTTTCGCCGCGACGATCGCGCCGCGACGACAGTTGAACGCCGCCAGGAGCGACGACGTCGTAATTCAACAGAATGTGCGCCGGCGGCGGCCACTGCACCTCCGGCGGCCAGATAAAGGTCGCCATCAGGTCACCGCGACCGCATTCGAGTTGATGCTCGCCTGGCCGCCGCCAGTGAAGGCGGTGACCCGGCAAAGCACCGAGTGGCCGCTGTCGGCCGCAACAAGAAGATATTTGGCGAAAGTCGCACTGGCGATCGGCGCGGCGTCCCGCATCCACTGCGCGCCATAGGCCGCCGGCGAACCATTCCAATTGCCCATCGTGCAGGTGAGCGTATGTCCGACCGTTGGCGTGCCCATGATCACCGGCACGTCGACATTGGTCGGCGGCGTCGACTGCCCCTTGTATTTCTTCGCGTCGGCGACCAGGCGCGGCCTTTGCGCGCGCAAAGTCCCGCGGGTCTTGCCTTGAGCGAAATGCAGTTCTTTAGCGTTCATGGTCATTTGTCGGTCCTCAATAGCAAATGCGCCTTCCTGCCCGCCAAAAGCAGCGGTTAGCGCCATAGCGCGGATAGCGATGGCGATAGACGGCGGCTCCTCGCGGTCCGACACAACCAGTGCGGTAGACCCCGGTTCGACAAACGACGGCGTCGGCGTCCGCGATCGCGAGGCCGAAAACAAAGAGGCTGAGAACAATTCGCTTCATCGCGCCAGTTTCCTGATCGCTTCTCGCGTCGCTTGAGCTTCTTGCAGCGCGCCAAGCGTGGTCTGTTCCGGCGTCGCCGCCGGGGCTGGCGGTTGAAGCATGGAATTGGGCTCTTCGATGAAACCCCCTCCCGGCAGAGGTATTGGGGTAAAGCCAGGGATGACCGGCGCGGCTGTGCTCCAAGCCGCCGGACCGAACGCGAACTGACTGGTGCAACCATTGAGCATGAACGCGAGGGCGACGACGAACCTCCTCATTCGGTCTTGGCTGCAGGCGGCGGCGTGTAGGGCGTCGGCTCGTTGCCCGCATCGAGCCACGCGAGGTAGTCCCGATAGTCGAGGTTGGCCGGATCGTCGGGAATGAACGCGCCGTCGAGGTCGCGCTGGACGATCGTCGTGCTGGGCGCGTTGGTCCTGGCGTCCCAGACTTCCGAGTAGGTCGTATTCATCGTGGGTCGCACCGGCATGATCAAATCTCCGCGCTGGCGTTGCAGTAAGCGTCTAAGACATAGCCGCCAGGAGACGATATAAGCGAGCCTTGTAAGTACAGGCCAGACGTGCCGGATAAAAGCGAGCCAAGCACAGGCGCAGAAAGGTTCGAACAATTGTTCGTCGTAATCGTCAACGTCGGCGAAGCGCGCATCGAAACTTGAAAATTTATAGCTGTGTAGACATTGTTGCCAGCAGCACCGCCGTACCATCCAGCAAATGTTGGCTCTACCCGCTGGAAGTATCTCTGACAGCGCGCCAGCTTGCGCGCCAGATCTTCGACAGGATAGGGCGTTGCTACGCTGCCCGCCTCCAGCTTGACGCCGGTGATCGCCCACTTGGCGTTGCTGGTGGCGACCAACTTCGCCCCGCCCGACGGAAAAATAAGCGTCGAACTGTTCTGCCACGCATTCAACGTCGAGCCGCCCGCCATCGTCGCGCCCGATCCAAGATCGAAGAGAAGCTGCGTCTGGCCGCTATTGCCTGTATTCGGCCAATTGGTCGTCGTCCCGCCCGTATCGCCGGGGATGGTGACGACGATCTTCGTCCAAGTGTTCGCAGTCGGAATGTTGTAGGTGAAGAAATAGATCCGGTACGTTGTTCCCGAACTTGCGACGCCCAAGCCGAAGTTACCGGTCAGGGAGCTATTGACCCAGAACGACAAGGCGATGGGCTGGGCGTTGGCAGTTCCAAACATTAAATCGCCAACAGCGTCAGCTTCGAGAGTACAAGAAATATAGTTAGCATCGGCTGCCGCTGGCGCAGCGCCGCCTCCCGTCGTCTGCACGCCAAGGAAATACTGGAACCCCGGCGCTTTGGTAGCCACGCTGTAGTTCTGGCCGACAGTGAACTTGGCCTTGGTATTGTAAGTACCCCAACGATCGGGGCACCAAACGCCGCTAGCTGCCGGAATCGCCACGCTCGCCCCGGCGTTGTGCTGGTCCACCCACATGTCGCCATTATCGAGGCGATTGGGATTGACCGGGTTCGTCGTCGCCGAGACGACGCCCGCGCCGGTCGCGGTGATCGTCGTTCCATCGACCTTGACGCCGCCAAGCACCGTCGTGCTCGCAGGCGGCAAGACGTAGCCCGCCGGAATATCGGACGCGGTGGCGATCTTGGTCCATTGCGGCGCGCTGAACGCGCCCGCCGTCACCGCTTGATTGGCGACGTAGAGCGCCCCTGCCTGGATGACGAAGTCGCCGACAGCGTAGTTCGCCGTGATCTGGAAGTAGCGCACCGCGGTGATCCGCTGGGCGTTCTTCGAAGCGTCGATGAAGCCGAGGGCGAAATCGGCGAAGTTGAGCCACAGTTCGCCCGGCTGGCGCGAGCCTGCGGCTGGCATGTTCCCCGTGGTCGACGATCTAAGCGTCTGGACCCGACTGGTCATATGACCTCCCTAATGGCGCATCTGCGCCGGGCTAGAACGTCCCGCAGTCGAGGGCGTCGATAGGATTGCCGTTGATAGTCACAACCGCGCCGACGATATTGACGTTGCGGATCGCGCCCGAGCCGTTGGCCTGCGCGCCTATGACCAGAGTATTCGGCACGGTCCGCCAATCGAGCGCGGCCCATTCGCCGTTGTTGAAATCGGTGTAGACGTTGTAGGCGCGAAGCGCGCTTGGCCCCCCGCCGCCCCCGCCGTAGCTATAAGTACGAGCCGATATAATCCCCGGCCCTACGTCCCCATCTGCAATCAGAGCTATGTCGGGGAAGCTGCCGAAGCCCCAAGAGCCGGTGTTCCAACCGATAAAGCCCTTGTAACCGAGATTGACGCCGGAATTGTAAGCGCCCGGTTCGAGCACGAAACTGACGCCCGGGGCGACCAGCCCGCCAGTCGCGTTCCAGACAAGAGATCGATAGATGCCGCCGTTCGGGATGTACGCGCTCTCGTACATCGGATAGGTGGCGTTGCCCTTCTGGATCGCAGTTGCGTAAGCGCCGGTGGCCGGGTAGACCGAACCGTTAGCGGGCCGCACCGTCGAGCCGTCGCTGACTAGCAAGTTCCCAGCAGCGAAGCCGGTTGTCGTCGTCGACCCCGCCGTGATGCTGCTTCCCCCTCCGGCGGAGACAGACGAGATCACGCCGCCTGCGATGGTGATCGTCGAGCCGTCGACCTTGACGCCGCCCAAGGTGCTGACGCTGGCCGTCGGCAGCGTGTAAGCCGAGGCGTTGATCGCGGCGGTGACCTGGCCTGCTGTCTGGTAGCCAGCGGGGTTCGTCGCCGCGTACCGGGAGGTGTCGCTCGGGTGGACGTGATCGGCGCGGGCGAAGGTCGCGCCAGAGCCCGGCGCGGCCACGCCGTCCATGATTGGAGCCGTGTTCGAACCTGCCGGGGGAGCCGCCGGGATCTGAAGCGTCCAGGCGTAGCCTGGGCCCACCCCGGCGACCAGTGTCTGGCCCTGCGCATTCGGCACCGGCAGGCTCGACGAGGATGCCGCCGCCGTCCAGTTGTTGCTGGCGTCGGACTGCAATATCTGCCCGGGCCCGGTCGCCGCAGGCACGTTCGCCCCCACCGTCACGCCGGGCTTGCCTCCTGTCACGAGAGGCGCGAACTGCCCCGTGAAAGGCGGCCCTATCGAAGACACCACGACGCCGTCGCCGACGTTGGCGGGTTCATTCACCCATTGGGCGAGATCGAAGGCGCGCGAGAGGCTCATGGGTTGGCGGGCCCGAACCAGACGATGAAGATGACAGCGTTGGCGTAAGGCGCTTCGCTGAAGGTGATCGTCGCAGCGCTGGCGTTGTAGCTCGCGCCTGGTTGCTGCACGACGCCGTCGACAACGACGTGAAGCTCTTCGTTCTTGGCGACGTTGACGGCATGACCGTTCATGGCGACGGTCAAGCCGGTGAAGGCAGTCTTGACGCCATCGGGAACGATGGGCGTGAGCAGCACCGTGTTGACGGTGCCGCTGGGCGTGAGCTGCGCGGCTGGCGTGAGCAGATCGAAAGCGACGACAGAGTTCACCGTCAGTCCGCGCAGGAAAGTGATCGAGCTTCCTACGGTGTCGACGGTGAAGTCGAACGTCGGCTCAAGCCGAACGC